GTGAAAATATCCTTTTAACTATCCATCCACCAAGGAATAAGATGACGCCCATAAGAGCGGCTACCATGACAGAGGCTTCCACTAGGTTTTCTCTGGGAAAAATGGGTCAGGATTAACAATAAAAGAAATAACGCTAGGGCTTTTACCTGACCAGATAATACACGATTCCTCTCTAACTTTATTTTTCTTAGTTATTACTATAGTAGATTGCGTTCTGTCTTTGTTTACAAAGTATACTAAGGTGTTAGGCTCATCCCCTTCTTTAAGGTAGCCCATCATAACAGGAACCTCTTGAAATTCCATTGCTAACAAATCCATTAGAAACTCAAATGAGTCAGCACAGAACAACTGCATCTGCACCATAATAGGTCTGATACCTTCCGGTGGGCTTTGTGCCATGGCTGGCGACATAAGAAGTGACAGTGCTAGTAATAGTTTCTTCATGTTTCATTCTCGCAGTAACCTGCAACCCAATAAGATGGTTGTACATATGGGAGAACGCCGAAAGGAAACTTTCTAGGCTGTTTCTCGTAAAAAGTTTTTCCGTTAGACATTCTATAAGCAACTCTTCTAGAAGGGTAACTTCTTCTGCCAACTTTTCTTGTTCTAGCCATTAGTAACGAGCCTCTGATGGTGGTTCAAGACTTCTGCCGCGATTACCACTTCTAGGAGGCATAGGGTCCATATCATACACACGGGATAAAGCATCTAAAAAATCAAGGGTGTATAGTAGGAAAGAGGTTGTACTCGTTATCCTTGACCCATTTAGTTAAGTCGTANGTCTTTCTTTCTTCGTCTATACAAATTATTTTTTTAGATTACAAGAAAAGATTGCTTACGCTCTTTAAAATCTACTCTGATAAGACGTTAACATTTTCTCATCAGTAGGGTAAGGAAAAAAGAATGAACCATCCTTAAGGTCTGGCTCTAGTCTTTGTATCCTGTCCCTCTTTGATTGAGAGCCTCCGCCCCCAACCCAGTTAAGTTCGTAGATAGGAAAGTTGCTTCCATCAGCAGACATCATTGCCTTAAAATGTTCAATGTCGCTTTGTGCGCCATATCTTTCATACCCTACCTTAACCTCTCTAACTCCGGGCGCTCTCTTCCATTTCTGCCTAAGTCGTTTTAGCATTTCCCATTTTTCAGAAAGAGACATCCTGTGGCAAGCGCCATCTAACAGATACTTATTAAAGTTAGCGTCTACTCCTACTACTGCAAACGCTGTTCTATTTGACTCTTTCTTTTTTGAATGAGCGGGGTCAACCATAATGTACACATTTAAAGTGTATGGCCTAACTTCCCACTCTGTCCACCATTCCTGTTTAAATGAAACATCACTTCCGATAATCGGATTGAGCAGTTGCTGACAGGCTACGGTATATGTGGATGTAGTTTTTTTTATTTCTTCCCAACGTTCTTTAGCAAGAAAAACTGGGTCACCATCCATCTGACCGTTGTAAGTTGCGGGATGTATTCTAGGTTTAACTGCGGCTCTTTGTAGAATTGTTCCGTATGTGTCCCCGTATGCGTACCTAGTTCCCGCGTATTGGTATCTTGGATCATGTGTTGACCCAAGGTTTAAAGACAACTCCCATTGTGTTGTTGTCTTTTTAATTTGTTCTGGAGTAGTAATTGCATCTTGTACTACAACATCGTCATAAACAATAAGGGAAAAATGTCGTCCAGTAGGCTGACCATCGACAAGTCCATGTGCTTCGATTGTTTGCTCTTTAGGATTAGCAAACCTATTAACACAGATTCCTTCATTCTCTGCCCATTTGGGCGCTTGATGTTTTGGATTCTTCCAAAGTATATCTGGAAATAAATTCTGGAGTTTTTCATTAGACTCAAATTCCTGCATTACTTGTCTAAGGAACGGCTTTGCCTGTCTTGCGGAATAAGACAGTATTCCTATAGTAATGTCAGGATTACAAAGTATTTCCTGAACACATCCCAAAAACGTTATTATAGTAGACTTATAATGAAATCTGGCCCATAAGTCTAGGTGATTATCTTTGTTTGATTCGACTTCTCTGCATCTTTCATATATCCACTCATGCAACATATCATGGCGATTACAGATAAAAACACCAAGGTAAAACCTATCGCACTGAGATAGAGTGCGAATAAAAGAATCATCAATATTAGGATCACGATGACATTCAGCGTATGCTTTAACGACTGAATCATAGTCTGCTGATCTTGCCCACTCTGCTAACTTAAGAGCGGCATCAACGTTTTTACCCTCTGCTAGTACTCTTTCGTTTATCTGCACTAGCATATTTTTTTGCAACCTTTACTGTAGGGCATTTTCCTTTTGCTTTGTTTCTTNCTTTAGGTGTGGCACACATNGCCATAAACCTAGATTGTTTTTTTGTTTTACTAGGCACTAGGATTAAAAATGTTATTGTTTGAATTTAAAAAAGAACCAGTCTCATAATTTAATGGAGGAACTGGATTAACTTCTTCAGTCAATTCCTCATCAACAATAATAGGTCCATCTGATGTTGACCCAAACAATGACGGTCCTCCATCAACATTAGCGGCATCAATAGTTTGATCAGGAGTTGTATCATCAACAAAGCCTAACTCTATAGCCCTGTTCTCAATAGACTGAGCAAAAGAAAGAGGACCCAAACCCAACAACGCTGAAAGGGCTTTTGCCCCATACCCTAATGCAGGGTTCTGTAAAGCCATATGTTTGGAGTACTGAGGAGATCGCTCAATAGCCTGTAATGCGCGAGTTAAATCTCTTATCTTGCCGTAATCTTTTTTAGATTTATTTTTTTCTTTAGCAAGTTGATCTCTTAAGGATGACGCTTTCTTACCATACTCCGCCCAAAGATTATTTTGCCTAGCCTTATTAGCACTAATAGCGTTGCCTTGAGAGTCCACTGCTTTAGTATATCCGGGTGAAGTAAGAGTGCTTGACTGTATTCCAAAAAGACCTTCATCTGGATGTGTTCTTGTAGCCTCTGTTTCTACGTTTACTCCAGTAACAGGAGAGGAAGGCTCAAATCCTAACATTCCTCTAAGCCCACCCATTAAACCACTTAGATTTGGCGCATCAAAACTTACCCCTCTAGCAGGGTTATCAGGATTCCTTCCTGTGCCGGGGCCTGCACTGGGGGCATTACCTTCTTGGCTACCAACTGGATCACCGCCAGAACTTCCATCATTACTACCATCATCTGGTGCTTCTGGGTCACCATAGGCCATGACTAGTACCCTTTCTTAGGCTTCATGGTCTTGACTTTTTTCCCCATCTTTTTAGATGCAGTCATAGCCGCTTTTTTACCTTTCGCAGTATAAGGGAATTTTTTGTTTCCTACTTTTGGCATCAGTGCACCTTTTCCTTTTCTATTTGATCTATACCGGATTGGATAGATTTCTTTAAAATTGAATCTATATCTACAGCGTTCTTAACTTCAACCTTATGCTCGTTAATAATTTCTTTCTTCTCTTCTTTCTTAGCATAAGCAGAGTGCCACTTGAATCGGTTAACCATCATCAGTAGCCAGAGAGCGTGATTGAACCTACGGTTGTCAACGTTCTCTCGGCCTTTCTCAATCCACCAAGATTCAGCGGCAATCATTCCATGATCCACAACTTCCTTAAAATCTGGATAGGCTTCAGCCCAGTTGTAGAATGTCTTTTTTACAATACCGATTTCGCGGCATACCTCTACGATAGAAGCACCATTGTAGAAAAGAATCTCTACTCTCCGTTTCATTTGCGGAGTCCACAATTTTACAAACTTGTTATTGTTGCTAGGTTTTTTAGACATTACCTATTCAACTCACCAAAATTATTATAGCCCAATCCCTGAGAAGGCCCAAAGCCCATAGGATCAACATTCATGTTTTGAGCCTGTTCAGCGTAAGAAGGTTGATTCTGATTAATGGCGTTTAGTTCAGCCTGATTTGGGCCAAAAATTCCCTGATCGTATTCAAGAGCAGGTATTCCATATCCATAGCCTTGCTCTTCTGGCGTAACAGAAAACATACCAACATTGCCCATGGGAGGATTGCGATAGTTTCTTACGGCATTATTAATCATCGAATTCTGCTGTTCTTGAGTATCCATATTAGGATTCATTGGCGCATTTACCTGTCCCATGTATCCCTGAATAAAGTTGCTAACAGAATCAAATCCGTATCTCTGAGCCATGCCTGTCAAAAAATCTGACATTTCCTGCTTTCCGCGAATATTTTTCATTGCATCAGCGGCGATTCCTGTATAACCACCTATTGGAGTTCTGCCCTTTCCACCAAATGCGTCAGGCCCTCTCATGCCTCCGCCGAAAGGGCCTTCCATACCTGATCCTGAAGAGTGACCGCTTACGCTTCCACCCATTCCATGGTCTGGATGCCCGCCCCTATGTCCCATACTAATTGCCATTATTATCTCCTATCTATCACTCATGTAAGGCCTACGATAGTCTCCACCACCGCCATATGCAGGCCCATAACTAAGTGCAGGCATAGCATCTGCTAGAACAGATGGATTACTATATGCTTCACTAAAGTTAGTAAAGTTATTTGTATTTCGTTGCACCGCATCTAAACTATCAAACATATTACCTGCGGCAGGATATGAAAGCCCTAAATCACCAAAAGGAACTCTTGTCATTTGAGACTGCGGAGAATTCTCAAGTTCTGGACTTACCGGAGGGCTATTTACTGCTGTTGCAACTGCTGTGCCCGGAGAAGGCATGCCTCCAAAAGCCCTTCTTCCACCGGGAGGAAATGGGCCGCGCATCTGCTCCATCATTTCGTCCATTCGTTTCTGTTGTTTGGTGAGATAGTTATCTACAAAGTTTTTAACGGACTGAGGCCCATATCTTTGCGTCATAACGTCTAAAAAAGCACCCATTTCGTTCTGTCCTGCGGGCGCTCCACCGGGAACACCAATAGCCTGACCTCCAAATGCACTCTCCATGCCTGTTCCTGCGCTATTCTGTCCTGCTACACCACTTAATCCGTGGTCAGGATGTCCTCCGTATGCCATAACTATCTCCAATAACTCTTAATTACCTTTTGCCTATATTATAACATACCTGTCAACCCCCCTGATATGCCCCAAAAAATTACAAAACCCCAAAATTTTACAGCCCCGTCCCATACAACCCCGCAATTTTTGCCACCAAAGTGTAGTTCCCGCCCAAAATTGTACCTGAAAAGTGAGGTGTGTGTTAGTGTGTGTGTTTTTTCGCGTCCTATAGGGGGGAGGATCGTTCCGTCGAAAAGGGGATCGGAATACACGTGGCGGATAGGGGTCCCTGCGCCGTTTGTATAATATATGTACAGGGTTTGGAGCATATCGGCCCTGCTTCGCGTCTGTTAATTATTAACATGGCGTAAATCATTGAACCCCCGACAAGCGCAATTAAATATATGCGTGTAAGTCGGACACTAGGAGTAGCATTACTATGCAATTCAAATCTGCGAAGTACATTACCTCAGTTGATTCATTCTCTAATGCCTGCATCACAAAGCAACGGCGTATGTCTAGCATTCTTGTTAGCGTACTGCTTGAGAAGCGTAAGGACATGGATTCTATCGTAACCAAGCAGGGCGGTATCCAGAAGGTTGTTACCGACGCTATCGAGAAGGACGTTGCCAAAGGCGGTGGTACTGTGAAGCGTGGCACTCTTGTACAAACGTGGCAATCTGTTATGAATGGCTATAACAATGGTCTACCTACTGGTCAGCCCGGACTGTACAAGTTGGAATCAGGAGACTGGGAGTTCGACCCTGAGATCATCGACTCCAACATCGAGGGCATTCTATCCGGCAAGATCAAAGTCGGTTCAAAGCCATCTGCAAAGGCCGGGAGTAATGGCGGTAAAGGTAGTTCAATAACCGCTGTTGCAATGCTTGAGAAGGTCGAGAAGATGACAAAGAAAGAGCGCACAAAGTTTATGACTGCTCTAAATCTTAAGTACAGTTAGTCATCAGTGGTATGCGCCCCGCCGGGATGGGGGGCGTATCACAGTGCTGACTAGCACTACATGCTGTTAATTATTAACAAACAGGTACAACACTATGCACAACAATCTTGACAGAATTGCACTCGTTAAAAGCAACATAGACATTGCCCTAAACAGGCTCAATGGCGGTTGTTTACCCAATGACATAAATGAGGCTGAAGTGGCTCTCTGCATTGCTGACAAC